AATCAAACCTTCAGCAGTATGGCAACAGCCATCCGAACTTTGCTGGTGAGGGTGACGAGTGTATTGGAAGCTTTCAACAGTAGAAGCAGTAAAGCCATTCTCTTCTTAAGAACTTGCCTATCTACCTCAGCTGGATTCTTATCTAGAGCATACATCAAAATCCTTCATATTAGGGTTCAACAACACTTGAAGAGAGTATTACCTTACCTCACCGACTTAGAACAGCAGCACCTCCTACAACAGCTGTTGAGGAAGAGTTGGAGAGTTCTCCAAAAGCTCTTGGAGGGTACATAGATGAGTATATATGAAGTTAAGAAAAGGATGAAGAAAGTTTATCCAGGTAGTAGCGTGAGTTATTTACTGAAGGTTGTGGATAAAGATGAGGAACCAGTTTCCGCTGAAACCACCACTGTGAAGGTGTATAATCCAGCAGGTGAATTGGTGGAAACTCCAACTGTCAGTGTTGAGGATGTTGGAGAGTACCTCTTCAGTTTTACCTTAGCTGCGAATGCACCAACCGGAGACTGGATAATTGAGAGCGTAGTTGTTGCTGGTGGTTACACAGACATTGAGTATCACTACTTCACTGTTCACCCGAACCCGGTAGGTGGTGCCTAAATGTCCCCTAAAGCTCTTTCACCTGAAGCACGCAGAGAAGTGATTAAAGAGCACATCTTCACACACACTTACCCACAGATAGCTAAACTGTGTGGCTGTGCTAAACGCACAATACGTAGAGATGTTAAGTTGTGGAAGCAGGAGGGTGGGTTTGATGAGTTGCTTATGGAAGAGTTCTTCAAGAGTTATCCACAGGTGAAGGTAACGAATCCTGACAAAGCATTTGACCGTTTAGTGTATCTCTTAGGGAAACACGTCACACAACATGTGGAGTCTAAAACTGAGCACAGTGGCACACTCAACATTAAGGGTGACATTGAGAAGTTGATTAAGTTCAGCAGAGACGAGAATGATGAGGGCTGAAGTGTTTAAGTATCAACTGACACCTGGACAACTTAAGATTGTTGGCAGCATACTGGACCCCCAGGTTAAACGTTTATCTGTCTGTGCAATGACGAGGTATGGTAAAACTAGAGCGGCCGCTCTAGCGGTACTCCTCTACGTCTTAAACAACGAGAACAAACGCATAAAGTTCATTGCTCCCCAGATTGAGCAGACAAACATTATCCGCAACTACTGTGCTGAGGTGATTGCTGAAACACCTGCACTTAGGGCGATTGTGGATGAACCTGGATGTGAAGCACCAGACCGACTTAGACGTGAGGTAAGTAAGCGGAGAGTAACATTCACAACTAAGTGTGAACTGCAGACCCTCACAGCATACAGTCAAGGTGAAGAACCTGGCAAACAGTTGATGGGGTTTGGTGGAGATTTAATCATCTTAGAGGAAGCTTGTTTAATCTCCGATGAAGTGTATAGGTCAAGGATAAGTAGGATGTTGGGTGATAGTCCCGACAGTAAGTTGGTTGAGTTAATTAACCCCTGGCATAAGATGAACTTCGCTTGGAGGCATTGGAATAACCCAAGCTTCAAGAAGATACACATCGACTATAAACAGGCTTTAGCTGAGGGACGAATCTCTGAAGTATTTCTGGAGGAGCAGAGACAAGAACTTACACCAACAGAATTTCAGGTGTTGTATGAGGCGAGGTTTCCGGATGAACACGAGGATGCATTAATCAGGTGGGAGTGGTTACAGCAAGCTCAACAGTTGGACGTAAACTTAACAGCTAGCCAAACAGTTTGGGGGTTAGATGTAGCTGAGTTAGGTGAAGACCACACAATCCTCACCCGCACATTACAGCAGGATGGGGTGGTGGTTGTCACTGATGTACATAAGTTGTCGAGGTTAGACACTATGGCCACAGTTAACCACGTTAACAGTATTGTGCCTAAGGGTGAAACGTTGAACGTTGATAGTATCGGTATAGGGGCTGGTGTTCAAAGTAGATTGTTTGAATTAGGGCACAACGCTCAATCTGTGAGGGTTAGTCGATCACCCACCCGTCAACCTGACAGGTTTGTTAACCTTAAGGCTGAACGGTATTGGTTGTTGCGCAGTAAGTTGGAGTTGGGCCAACTGCAGTTACCCAGAACTCACCCACAGTTAATTACTCAGTTGGCTTCACTGAGGTACGAGTTTAATAGTCAAGGTAAAATCCGTGTAGTGGACCCACCCAAATCACCGGACTATGCGGATTCACTTATGCTCTGTATGCAGGAGCCTCAACTTACACCGTGGATTGTGTATTAGTATGACTGAACCTAAAATTGTGTTTGAGAAGAACAACACCGTAGAGGAAGAGTTGTTAGGTGAGCTTGAGCGTAGGAAGCGTAAGCGTTGGTGGATAAGAACCGAAGAGGTTGTGATTAAGTGAACAGCTTGGTTGAACGATGTATAAGGAAGGTTTGGAATAAGGACTTAGGTAGGTTTGTGTTTATCTTACCACAGAATGAGGGGATAAACAGTGATTTACCTAAACAGTCCCGTGAGGTGTATGAGTGATGTGGAAAGGTTTAAAGTATTACGCTAAAGCATTCTGGTCTGGGGCTGGTGGCACACCCACAGTTACTTATCCAGATTCAGGTACAACCACTCGTCCTGGGAATCTTCAGGATTACTGGAAGTGGTTCCGTGAGGATGAGTTGGTGCGTAGGTGCATAACAATCAACGCTTACTTCTCTACCCTATCCGCAGGGTTTGAGACTGAGTTGAAACCAACAGTGCAGTTGCCTGAGGAGGAAGAGACTGCCCTTCTGGAGAAGTACAGTTATGTGAAGGATATGGTGGATAAGGTTAATCAGCAGGTGAACCTTGATAGGGTGTTGTTTGCTAGTCAAGTTAAACGGGCGATTTATGGTAGGGCTGGTTGGGAGATTGTTTATGGTAAATCTGGTCTCCCTAGTTGGTTGTTGAGCTTAAAGTCTGAACGACTTGAACCGGTGATTGATAGGAAGACTTGGGCACTTAAAGAGTTCAAGTATTCTGGAAACACACAACCCTTCGACCCAAACAAGGTGTTGTACTTCACTAACCTACAGCTGGAGAATGATTACGTTGGGTTAAGTGATATTGAACCTGTAACCCCAATCTGTCAAGGTAGAAGCCATCTGCTTAGGAGAGATTTTCCTGAGATTGCTCATAGGCTGTGGGCTCCATACACACTGCTGCAGGCGGATGATTCACAGATACCCACAGAAGCTAAACGCAGACAGTTTATGCAGGATTTGTTAGATGCAGCTAAAGCTGGTAAGTCCTGCGCATTCAATAAGGCAGTTACTGCTCAGGTGGTTAATCAGACGATTGATATGGCTGGGTTAGTTAGGATGCTTGAGAAGTTTGATGAATCCGTTATGCGTCAGTTTGGCACACCACGTTTTCTGTTGGGAGTTCCCTTAGTGAACCGTGCAACTAGCTATGCTGAGATGGAAGCTTATGTGGAAGGTACAGTTAGGGGGATTCAACGTTATTTCAAACGGGAGCTAGAGGAGCAGTGGTATGGGCCGATGGTTAAAGCTATACTGAAGGCGAATGGGGCTGATTACAATAACCCACCTGTTGAACTTCAGCATAAATGGCAGACTATACGAACCACCGACATATTTGAGATGGCTAGAGCAGTTGCTGGTTTGTATGCTAACGGTTTAGGGATACTCGCTGGGTATGAGGATGTGGCTTTTGATATGTTGGGGTTGCATGAAGCTAAGGAGCGATGGCAAGAGGAGCAAGCTGAGAGGGCTATGAATGAAACCACGGAGCCTGAGCATACCAACTGAGTTGATGGATACACACGCAACTCTGCTGAGTGGTAAGTTGCGTAGGTTAGTTCGGGGATACAGGCGTGGGCTACACACTAAGGCTGAGTTGATTCCACTCGGTGCAGCTGAGATTGCTGATGTGTATGGTCGGTTGATTAGTAGGTTGAGAACCTACACTGAACGCAGGGACCTAAGATTCGAGGATATCGGTGACTTGATAGTGGAGGAGAAGGATTCAGCTATTCTGGGTTGGAGGAACATCTGTGATGACCTGTGAACATTTAACTTGCCTCCACTACAAAGCTAGACAGACAGCTCTGGATGATTACTGGGTTTCACCTGCAGGTATATCCCGCAGGATAGATTCACTCAGCCAGGACTTTAGCTTTAGGGTTTGTAATAAGAGTGTTAGGGTGATTGGTGAAAAGAATGGTGCTCGTTGGATACGTTGGGAAGCGATGGAAGATGATCGGTTATGTGATGAATGTATGCGTAGGAGTAGGCAGGGGCGTAATGGATTCTTTAGGATGGATTGGTTTATGCCTGCACCTCCACCGGTTCACCCAAACTGTAGATGTCAATTAAGAGTATATTTCTATGAGGTGAAATGAGATACCATACACAAAAGATAATCCACCTGACTGGTTAAAGAATCTACCAACAGGTGCGATTAGTATTGGAGTGGAAACATTCAACCGAGTCTATGAGGAGACTGGGGATGAGGAACAAGCTAGGCAGGCAGCTTGGCGAAACATTAAACGTGAATACCGTAAGGTTGGTGATGAGTGGGTGAAGAAGGAAAGTACAGTTAAGGCAAACTTAAAGTTCTTAGGGTCAGTGCATACTGTCTCAGCTGATAAACAGAAGTTGGCGACATTCTACATTATGAACACCAGCAAGAACCTCGCTGGGTGGGGGGTAACTGATGAAGCTCTCACTAATGCGTTACCTACACTGATTGGTAAACCCTTAGGTATTCCAGCTGACTTAATACCTGGTGACCATGCTGAGGATATGATTGTTGCAGGTAAATTCGTTGAGATAGATAAACCCAACGGTTACGCTTTAGCTACAGCAGAAATAACTGACCCACGTGTTTGGAAACAACTGCAGGCTGGAACTATTGGGCCAATCAGTGTGGTGGTTTCAGCTTACGAGGTACACTGCAGTTTGTGTGGGGAAAACTTAGGTGGTGACCGTGCAGCTGAACACGAGTGCTTGATGGAAGGTTCTGCGTATGAGGTCTTAACTAACTTCGTGTTCAACCAGGTGGATTTGGTTGACCAACCAGCTTGGCCACAGGCTGGATTATTAACTGTAGAGGCTTCGATGGGGGGTGTTGTGGTTCCCCTGGTAAAATGTGCGAGTCTCTACAATTCACAGTCCATAACTGGACGGGCTACGAGGAGCCTAAGCGGTACGCTTGAATCCTCAACAAACAGAAATGGAGAAAAGGAAATGACAGATGAAGAAAAAACAACAATTGAAAAGCTGGCTGAGAAAGTTATTGCGGTAGAAAAAGCTATTGTTGATATTCAGAATAAACTGAAGGCTGAAGAAGTTGAGAAGGATGAACACGGCTGTGTGGTTGGTAAGGAACGTTGGGATGCTGAGGAAGGAAAGTGTGTACCGCTGGAGTCTCCGGAAGTTGCTGCGTTGAAAGAGAAGGTTGCTTCTCTACAGAAGGAGCGACATGATGCGGTGCTGGAGACTGCAGTGGAGGCAAGGTATAACGCTGGGTTAGCTTTAGATAAGGCTGCTGAACAAAAACGTCTGCAGCCATTCAACGATGAATACCTTAAGCTACTCGCTAAGGACGCTGAGAAGTTGGCGGAGAAGAGAGCTAATGAGCCAGAGCTGCCACAAACGCAATATGGAGCTTCAGGTACCGAGGACCTGCAAGCTGCGGAGAACCAAATTAAACAACGCCTCGGATTTAAAGTAAAGGAGGAAAATGAGTAATGGCATTGGGAGACGTTTTGTATACAAAAGGGCTAAGTGCAGTTAAACTACCAGTGAAAGACAGTACAGCAATTGCACGGGGAGATTTGCTCACTGAGGACTCAGGGTGGAAACCTGCGGTTGAGGCTGACGCAGTTGACCAGAAGGTGTATGTTGCTTTAGAGGATAGCCCAGACGACAATGACGATGACATTAAAGCTCTAGAGGAAGGATACGTCGAAGTTAAAAAGAAAACAGGTGAGGGAACAGTGAATGTTGGTGCATACTTGGTGGTATCTGACGAAGCTGGTAAAGCTGGAATCTTCACGAAAGCAGATTTAACTGATGGTAATGGTGGGGACCCAACATCTCACGCTGACGCAGATGCTGAGTTGCATAAACTGACTAAGATTATCGGTTACTGCATTGAAGAAGCTAGTGACACTGACACCACAATAAAAATGAGGTTGTATTAGGAGGAATAAAAATGTCTGTAAAAGTTTTTAGAAGTGCAATCGACAATAAAGTCTACAAGTATAATGGTGACCCTGAGCAAACAACCAAATACTTCGCTGCAGCTGGAATAGTCACACCGAGTGACATTGAGGCTGTTGAAGCTAAGGTTGTGTTGGATGAAGTTCTTGGTTTGCAGAGCCAAGAGTTTTCACTAAGGAATGCCTGTAGAACTGTGCGTATGAATAAGCTGGTTGCAGAGATACCTGTAGCAACTAAACTGAGGGCTCAAGAGAAAGTTCCACCGCTGGTTGAAGCTGAGATTGGCAAATTAGCATGGGACACCGTACTCTTCCGCCTATGGAAGAACGTTGTTCCAGTTGCTGTGTCGGACGAAGCGGCTGCTATGGCTGCAGTGGATGTTATGGCGTATTCAGTTCAGGACGCTGCACGTGCATTGGAGAATTCTGCTAACGACCAAATCAAGGATATCCTTGATGCTGCAACAGAGACAAGTTCAGGTGCTGATTGGACAACCATCACTGATGGCAGAAGTGCAAATAACCCATACGACGACATCCGCACAGCAAGACAACACATTGAAAGAGACCACGGTTTCAAAGCTAATCTTNTAGTAGCTGGGCCAGATGTTTGGGGAGCATTCTTTGCTAACGACTTTGTGAAGGGACAGCTCCAAGGTGTTGTGTATCCAGCAACTAAGATGTTCGATATACCCGGACATCCTGGTATGCGTGGGTTATCAGACTGGGCTGTACCAGCTGAAACAGCGTACGTCTTAGACCGCAATCAAGCTGTGGTTTTGGGTGAAGGTCCAACAGCTGCAGAGAAAGCTCGTAACGCAGCAGCAGGTTTCGACTACTACGTAGTTCGTCAATGGTTAGAGCCAAAGATTGTTCAGGAAGAAGCAATCTATAAACTAACAAGCTTGCTGTCTTAGTTGTTCGGTGCAGTGCATAAGATGGGACAACTGTCCCTACCCCCATTTTTTAGTTAATAGGTATTTATGGTGGATTTATTATGGGTTACACAAACTTAGGTAAAGTTAAAGTTGCATTACACCTCGACTTAGCGGAGACTGAGTTTGATGGTGAATTATCTCAGTTGATTGAAGCTAAAAGTCAACTGATTGATTTACGGTTACGTAGATACACAGATACCCCCCTAACACCTACACCTAAGGTGGTTGAATCGATTTGTGTGGAGTTAGTTAGGTTGGAGTATAGGAAGCGAAGAGCACCTGACCATGACGCATTGAACGTTCTGAACCGTATGATAAAAGAGGCGTTGGAGTGGTTGGATGAATACATCACTGTGCATTTTGAGGATGAACACCTAGGCATAGTTGTTACTGAACGTAGGGTGGATTATCAGCGGGTGGAGGATGATTTAGAGTATGGATATTAGAGTTCGAGTTCGTGACCATAAACTCCAGAACTTTGTGATTCGTCTTCCGGATAGCCAGCGCCATATCCTGCGTGCTTGGCAAATGCAGGGTAGCCGTGAGGTAGAAAATATTATGCGTGGACTTGCTCCATACAAAACTGGCACATACCGGGAGAGTATTGGTACTAGGTTGACACCTAAAGGTTTCGTTGTTTGGCCAAACGTTGAATATGCCCCATTCGTTGAAGAGGACACTCGTCCTCATATAATTCGACCAGTTAGAGCTCAAGCGTTGAGGTGGTTTGGTGTGTATGGTGAACCAATCTTTGCTCAGGAAGTTAAACACCCCGGCACTGAGGGGCAACACGTGATGCGTAGGACAAGGGAGCAAGGTAGGAAAGTTCTTCAACAATTGTATAGGATGCTGTGGAGGGAACAGATGTGAGTGTTACACCGAAGAGTATTGTTGATTACCTCATTGGTAGGTTAAAAGAGACCCAGCATGGGATAAGGATGTTTAGTAAAGGTGAACCACCCCAATCACGGTATGTAGGATTCCCCTTCCTTTGGGTTGAATGGGTGGGTGGGCCACAGACCCCCGCAACTACAGCTAATTGTTTAACCACTGAAGATAGGGTTTACATTGTGTATGTAGCCAGACACCCACAGGAAAGTTTAGCTGAGGATTCAGTTATGGACGCTGTGGAATCTTTAGAGAAAGTGTTGGTTGCTGACCAAACTTTGGGTGGTCAGGTTAGGTTTAGTTACGTGAGTAACAGGGAGAAAGAGAAAACGTTCAGCAGTGATTATAGTGTTGTTGCTGTGCGTTTAACTTTATCCACAGTCAGAAAGAAAATGTTAAGTTAAGGAGAATGCGAAATGAGATATTTTGGTTTGAAGAAGGAAGCTGAGTACGGAGACCTAGTGGATGGGCCATTAGATAGGTATGAAGGTTACGCTACTGAGAATATCCAGTTGGACCCAAACTACGTGATACCTGCACCCACAGCACACCTCAGTTATAGGAAACGCCAGCGTGGTTTGTACAGAGCACAAGGACCAGTTGTTTTCCCAGTTTCACCTAACAGTGTTATCAGTGATGTGCTTAAGGGAGTGTTTGGTAAGGTTGAAACAACTACACCTGCGGGTGATGTTAAACTGCATACTTACACTCCACAGGCAGAGTTGCCAAGTTACACGATGCGGGTTGGTATAGAGAAAACAGAGAGGGTATTGCCAGGCTGTTTATTTGAGAGCTTAACTTTGAGGTACAGGCCAGGGGAACCGTTAGAAGCTGAAGCTTCAGTTTACTCAGGGATAGAGGAGCAGGCTGATACACCACTCACTTGGGATGACCTGAAAGGTAGATTGGACCCACTTGAGTTCTTTACACAATTGAAGGGTAAAACCAACTTCACAATTGGTACAGACGATGATAGAATGGCTGATGTAACAAGCTTTGATGTGACGATAGCAAACAACATCAACTTCACAGCTGGAGACTTAGAAAGCCAATACTACAATGTCCTTGAACGGGGACCATTGGAGGTTACGGGGAATCTGGAGTTGAGGTTCAGGGAACTAACTGACTTCAACAACTTTAAGGCTGGTACACCATTCGACTTTATAGCGGTACTGTCTGGTAAGAACATTGAGGGTGCATACGATTATTCGATTGGCTTGAATCTTTATCAACTACAGATACTGCGTGAAGGTGCACCGCCACTAAGAGCTATGGATGAACCGTTGAGGATTAATGCACCGTTCCAAGCGTTTTATGACCCCACCGAAAACTTAGAGGTTAAAGCCTTTGTACAGAACACAATAACCCCATACTGAGGTGAATGGTTTGAAGGAGAAAGTTGTGTTAGATGAAACAGAATATACCGTTGTACCTATACCACCCAGACTTATGCCGTACAATGAATACTACCTAAAGATTGCTAAACGTGAAGTGAACAGTTTAGAGGAAGCTGAGCGTAAGGGAGTAGAGTTGGAGGAGTGTATGGATAAGGTGTTGGTTGGTTGTGTTACACCCGTCCCACAACCCCAACACCGCAAGTCTTTGTATGCAGCCGTAACTAACTTAACTGTTAGAGAGCAGACTGAAGCCAATAAGTTTTTTCTTACGGATGAGGAACTTAGCCAGTGTAAAGAAAGTTATTCAAATGGCGCAGGTTCTCAATAAACGTCCAACAGAGTTCTTGCAGATTGAAGGGTCGGATACCTACAAGTTCGAATTGGACTATCTACTTTTGAGCAGTGTATTTGATGAGCGTACTGTAAGTGAGGATGAACGGTTAGATGAATTTATGTATAGGAGGAGAGGTGTATGAGTGAACGTGTTGATATAGATGTTGCCCTACATGGTAGTGAGCAAGTACATCAGGGCTTTCAGAAGATTGGTGCCAGTAGCCAACACATGGGTAAAGAGGTATATCAGGCTAGTAGACAAATGCGTGACTTAGTGATGATGGCACCAGCTGTTGGTCGGTTAGGCCAAGCGTTTGGAATACTGACTGATGAACAATCTAGGATGGTGACTGAAATGGCTAGTTTAGTTAGTGTCGCGTATTACATGGGTAGGGGGTTACGGGTGCTGATTGATTTGAACCTTAAAGCTGCAGCTGCAACTGCCGCTAAAACTGCTGCGACAGTTTCCGCCACAGTAGCTACATGGGGACATGTGGCAGCTGAGAAAGCAAGAGCGGCCGCTCATGCTGTAGCGCATGCTTTATCTGGACCAGCAGGTTGGGCAATTTTAGCTGGGGCAGCCGCAGCGGTTGGTGGAGGTTTAGCTTTACTACACCATATCCCAGAACGACATACAGGTGGAGTTGTGCCTGAGGATGGGATGTATTATCTGAGGGCAGGTGAAGTTGTTAGTGCAAGTCAGGTGAGGGATATGTTTGAAGCTGTAACGGCACAAATGCTTAATTTACCAGTTGCACCGACACCAGCAGTAGTTGCTCAACAACAGCAGGTTCCAGCGAGACATGCTGGTGGCGCAATACCTAGAGATGGTGCTTATTACCTAAGAGCAGGTGAGGTGTATAATACAAACCGAACAACCAACCTTGGTGGAGTTAATATACATGTGCATGGTGGACGTGTAGATGATGTGTTGGAAGCTTTACGCAGGGTAGGGGTGAAGTAGGAATGCCATATCGGCCACCAGCTAAACTTTCAGCTGAACTGTTCTTCGGAGCTAAAGTATTTGCTGACCACTTCCTAAGGTTATATGGAAACAGTTGGGAAGCTGACCCTGATGGTTGGGCTGTGGCTAGTGAAGACTCTGTTAAATTAACAGTTTCACCTTACCAAACAACACAGTATTATAAGGTGAACTTTCCACCATTCAATTTGTCAACTGCTAAATATTTGGTTTGGCGTTTAACTGGTAAGGTTGGAATCTCTGCAGCTAAAGTGTGGGTTCAACGTACAGATAATAAACAGTGGGTTGAGGTCTCAAGTGAATCTGAGGTTGGACGGTATGTTGTTGACGCATCAGCAGTGTATTCAGGTAGCATTGAGGGAATAATGGTTTCGGTTGATGGTACATCAGGTACAACTGGAACGTTTGATTATGTGGTGTTGTGTGAAGACTATAAGATTTGGGATTACACAGACGACCATAGCCCAATCACTGACATCGTTGGCGTAACTGATGTGATGAAAACACTAATCAACGATGAAGTTAGTTCAGCGAACTTTACTGTGAAGGATTTTGCTACAGACTATGTTGGTTTAACTGAATACGGGTACGGTGTAATTTGGGCAGCGAGAGATGTGGCTGATTTAGGGAAACTGGACTTTAAGTTGTTCAGTGGAAGATTGGTGTTAATTACCCAAGACTATTTGCAGTATAGCAATACTGATGTTACTTTCACTCTGCATGGGCACGCCTCAGAATTGGTGGATAGTCCAGAGTTAGTGTACAAAAGACATGAGGGTGAGAATGGTCGAGTTGTTTTAGAAGAGACCTTGAATGTATGCCAGTACCTACACAGGTTTCCACATGCAGTTGGCTGGTTTGATGTTGGTGGACAGATTGGTGATTACAATGATGGTATTTACACTAACCATGATTTAGAATCCGATGAAATACAGCCCCTACGGATATTCCAGGAGATTCTGGATAAAGCGGGTGGTGCTTATGGTAATGTTGGGTTCGATTGTTATGAACGTGGTGGTGGAGTGTTAGTTGGACACGCCAGATATAGCCCAGATTGGATTTGTCCAATTGAACCTACACTCAGAAGTGCAGTGCGTAAGGTGGACTTTAATAGGATAGTGAATAAACAGAAGGTTTATGGTGCAATAGGTAGAAAGTATCCAGAAGATTATGCTTGGACAGAATCAACTGATGGTTGGATTGCTGATGTTGGTACAATCACCACTGCAGCTGAAGCTATTATGAAATTGCCAGGCCTACCTGACGTGGGGTATCCACCTAAAGCTGGGTCTGTTTGGCTGAAGCTTGAGTTGGATGGTGGAGATGGACAGATACGCAGAAATATATCAGATATACCAATTGAGTTTGGCAAACGCAGATTCACACAACTACACTTCTGGCGTTCAATCACCCTGCAGAATATTTGGGGTTCTCGTGTAGCTAAGGTTGAGTTGTTGGCACCAGACAATTCTAATAAGTTTGCGTGGGACTTACGGATTAACCCTGGTAGTTCAGGTTCAAGATTCTTTGAGCTCCCCTTAGGTGAAGACTTTACTGCTAGAGCAACGGGGGATGATGTGGACGACCCAACTGGCAAATGGGAAGTTGTAGGAAACCCAAAGTGGGGTGACCTTGAATATCTCCAGTTTAGGTTTGACACTGTAAGATTTAGAGATGCTATATTCTTTGATGATATGGCCTTTAGTGGGGCACTGTTCTTCGCTGAAGCTAAGGACGAAACAAGTATTGCCAAGTTTGGTGCAAGGGAAGGTGAACCAATCAACGACCAAACCTTAATGTCTGACGCTGAATGTTTATCTCGTGCTACTGCCAGAATACATGAGCTTAAAAACCCAATCATCACAGTTGAACCCTTCGATGTAGCAGGACACTTAGCATATCAACCTGGAGATTTAATCACTGATGGGGTAAACAACTTTAGGATTATATCAATACACCACAGAATCTCTACATCTGAATGGAGAGCAACAATCACTGTCTCGGAGGCTTTGTAATGGTTAAAATACAAACTGAAAGTCAAGTGTTGAAAGATGCACTAGTGCGCATTCAAAAACTTGAGAATCAAATGGCTAAGCAGATTGGTGCGATAGCCGGACTTAGGACTATAGCGGATATAGGGATTTGGCCAGGTGGAGTTATTACTGGACCAACAATATTCAAAAGCTTAGTGCAGATTAGTGATGAATGGGAAACTTTAGAGTACAACCAATTTCTGCAGAAGATGTGGAGGACTGCAACTAATGAACCTACTGACCACCCCTTCGAAGATAGATTAGCGGAACTGAGGTTTTCAGATTTGGAGACCGGGAACTTCCTTAATCTATTTCCCTTCTTAATGGCCCATGATGAAACAGACCTTCACCCAACGCAAGGTGATTGTGAAGCTGCTGGTGGAAGATGGGAAGGTGGCCGTTGCTACATTGACACTCCATGGTTAGTTTGTGACCAAGGCTTTGCAGGTAGAAAAGACATTTACACTTTAGGGATGGTTGTGGTTGGTGAAGGAGTTTTAAACCTTTATGGGGGTGTTGGTTGGGGGCCTGAAGGCTTCAACTCTAACCCCTTCATTTGGTTAGGTCGCGGTGGAATATATGGCCCTAAAGATGCTTTAGAAGTTAGGTTAGTGGATGGTGATGAGGAGGGTTCTTGGTGGAGCTTTGGGGAACTTTATGCTGGAGATGCTGAGTTCTTTAATGTGAATCCGAATATTAGAGACATCCATAAAGATGAGGATGATGTTGGAGGTTTAGGTGAACCTGACAATCCGTGGAAAGGATTATGCACGAAAGCTCTTTATCTTTGTGCTTTAGAGGAGAATGAATCTGATGTTTGGCATGTAGGGGAATTAGAGGTTGGGTTTACTCAGGTTGAAGAAGATTTAATTGTTTACTTGTATCCTGCAAACAATGTTGGGTTAGGTGCAGCAAACAACCCCTTCTATTTCATTAACACACAAACTTTATTCACCGACGTTTTGATGGGGCTAACTGAAGATACAGATTTGCATATTGCCCCCACAGGCGACAACATTGTGGTTATTGGAGCAAAAAACTTTATACCAGAAAACAATAACGCTGGGAACTTAGGGATTTGTGATTACGAAACTCCAGAGAACAATAAAGTCTGGGGGAGCATAGCTGGCACATACGTTTTTACCGATAACTTAAAGAAGTTGGATGGTGAGGATTGGGAGTTTGAAGCTTTCGACCAAAGTCTCAACACCGATGATGAGGTGCAGTTTAAACAATTAATAATTGGAATCTTAGAAGACAACAAAAATGTTAGTTTAATCCATGACGGTGACCACGGCTATTTAATTTCCCACTTCGGTTCGTTGATGCTGGGAAGTGCAGCCGATATTGTTGCTATTCAAGGAAGCTTGTATGTTGACGATATTAAAGATTTAGAAGGTGAACCTTACGACTTTAATCCTTTCGACCAAGACTTAAACACAAATGATGATGTGAGGTTTAGCCATTTAAGGGTGGGAGTATTAGCTGAAGACAAAAACATCAGCATGATTTTTGATGGTGACCATGGATATATAACTTCACATCACGGTTCATTAATGCTTGGCAGTGCCTCTGACATTGTAGCTATTCAGGGAGATTTGTATGTAAGCGGTATAAAAGATTTGGAGGGTAACCCCTACAGTTTTTACGACCAAGACTTGAATACCGACGACGAAGTAATGTTTAGCCACATAAGAATTGGCGCTTTAGAAGACGATAAAAATGTTAGTTTAGTACATGATGGAAGCCACGGCTATATAACAAGTCACTTTGGCTCGTTAATGTTGGGTAGTGCAGCAGATATTGTCGCAGTGCCATGTGACTTTCTCGTTGACACAATGAAGAATATTGAAGGGGAACCTTACATCTGGGCTTTAGCTAATATGCCGAGGGGTGATTCAGGGAAAGTTCTTACAGCACAAGGTTCAGAGACTCCACCAACTTGGGAAGACCCAACAGTTGGAAATGTTCAGAAGGGCTCAAATTCAACTGATGCTTCCGGTGAAGCAACAGTAAGTTTCTCACCAGCCTTTGCTTCAGCACCGACAGTTGTAGCAACTCCAGTAAGTTCAAGCGGTGAAGTTTCCCTCACAATTTACGATATCTCCGCCAGCAGTTTTAAGGTGAAAACCAAAAGTTCAGGTAATCACAAACACTATTTAGGGGTAATCAGTGCAGCAAGCTCAGCGGATAGTTCACCGACAACCTTAACAAACTTGGGTTCAAAAACTTCCGGTACTCCATCCGCTTCAGTGACTGTAGTAACTTCAGTAAATACCTCAACAGGCACACCTTCAACAACCACTTCGGTTGCAGGTAGCCACACACACGCTTACGCTTCAACTACCGGCTCTCCTTCAGCGACAACCACTGTAGTTACAGAAGTACTTAATGCTTCTGGAGACTTCGGGCATTTTGTAGGTGGATATACCGATTATGCAGATGGGTATGGTTCACACAGACACGGATTTGCAGATATGAATGGTGTAACTGGTGGACATAGCGTAAACACATCTTCAGTGGCTTCAAGCGGACACACTCATAACTTTAGCAGCGTAACAGGATATCAAGAGGAAGATTTAGCCTCTGT